ACATGTTCGCGACCAACTACAACGTCCTCCGCATCCAATCCGGTATGGGCGGTCTCGCGTTCTCCAACTAGGCTTATTATAGCTTAAATATATCGCTCGCGTTTAAAAAATAAAAAAAAATAAAAAAAAATAAAAAATTTTTAAAAATAATTTCATATATTTTTAAAAATTTGAACTTAAATTCCGTTTTCGTATTCGCAGACGACGCATATATCCTTTTCGTTGACAAAATCCGTTTCTTCGTGACACTGCTTACATTCAAATATGGGTATTTTTTCTAATATACATGGACTGTGTGTTTCGTCGTCGAGAAGCCACGCAATGTGTTTATATATCATATCGGCCAGTTCTGGCCTAGACATCGTGTGATACATATATATCCACTGATTTGCGCTATGTAAGCTCTCAAACATAGCTTTTAGGCTATACATGATAACATCATGCGCAATTCTATCCGGCCACATTCTTTGTTCGGTGAGTTTTATTAAATGTTTTTCTATACATCCTCCAATTCGCATCTCTTGTGCGGGAGTAAGCCCCAACCATTCCATGTGATCATATTCATCGTCATCTAATATACACCGCTCTACCGTTTCTTTGATGTCATCATACATTACCTGTTTGAAGAAATCCCATTGATCTCGCGAGTAGAAGAAGCTTTTTGGTTCTTTTAATTCATTCTTGAGATTCTCCACTTGTTTTTCCAGTTCTAGTATTTTTTTATGCTTTTCTATGACATCCCTATCATAAAAAAGTTTTGAACATATAGCCAGACGTTCCATTATCCAGAAGGGGCTTAAACTTTTTATGTTATTTTATTATAAAATGGGTGTTATTGCTACACCAGAAGATCCCATCACGACCGATAGCGGTTTCGAACTTACCAGTTATTACATGTCTTTGGCGGACACCGAAGTTCATCAACAAAAGATAAACGATCCCACGAATGGCATTATTTATCGCACAGAGGGGATTTTTCAGTATTGGCCTAATAAGTCTGCACGAGAATCTGGCGCAAAGCCGTTTTCTCATAAATTAGTGCGCGTGGATTCATCCGAGGCACCGGATAAGGATTGCTATACAATTTTGTACGAAAAGTTAAAAGAATTAAAGGTTTCGGGCATTGAAATGAAAGATGACTAGTGATTACTATGTATACACGGATGGTGCGTGCGTTAATAATGGACAAGAAAATGCGATGGCCGGTATGGGCATTTATTTTGGCGATGACGATCCACGGAACGTATCAAAGCGGGTCGTGGGGAAACAATCAAACAATACGGCGGAATTGGGAGCTATTATAGAGGCATATACAATCATAAAGGATGACGTAGAAAATGGAAAAGTAGTTACGATTGTATCTGATTCTATTTACGCTATTAGATGTGTAACAACATACGGTGAGAAATGTGCGGCGAAGGGATGGTCGGTGGATATTCCCAATAAGGATATGGTTAAAAGGGGATATGAATTATACAGACGTAACTCGCCGTTTGAGGAGCATAGAATATTTTTCAAGCATATTAAGGCTCATACCGGTAAAGATGACGTTCATTCCCTAGGCAATGAAAATGCCGATAGACTTGCTAATATGGCTATTGGATTGACCCATTGTCCCTATGATAAACCGAAAGAACCCATATTTCTTGGGAACAAGTTAGAAACAATGATGAGTAGAACGTATTTGAATGTTCCATTCGCGGATAAAGAACATGCGAAAAAGCACGGGTGTAGATGGGATCCTAAAAAGAAAAAATGGTGGATCAGTGAAATGAAACCAGAATTGGAAAAATATCTGCGTTAAAATTAACCATGGATCAAAATCACCTGAAACATGTGGATTCTAGAGGTAGTACATCATCAGGAAGAGATGAATCAGAAATGAAATGGTGCGATAAGCAAGAACAACTTTTATTGAACTGGGCGGAAAAGGCAGCTGGGTATCGTTGGTTGCATAACCACGCCCGAGTTCATTATAATAGACAAAATAACCGCCTCTCATATCCATCAATAATTATTTCTTCCATCACAGGCGTAGGGGGTTTTGCGGTTCTTAATCCCAGTGGTTCTGATGACTTATCTTCGTCTAGTAAAACGAATATCATGATAGCGCAATATCTATTTGCGTTTTTGAATGTGATAGCGGGTATTCTGACATCTATATTGAAGTTTTCCGGAAGTAATACTCTTGCCGGACGCCATTCACTAGCTTGTGTCCAATATTCTAAGTTTTATAGAAATGTTGAAATGGAGCTTTCGCTTCAACGAGAACACAGACAAAATGTCGGAGAGTTCTTTCAAAAATGTAGATACGAGTATGATCGCTTATTAGATGATAGTCCGGATTTACCGAATGTATCTATAGTGGCTTTTAATATTGAATTTCCCACAAAAGAAAACAAACCAGATGTATGTAATGGGTTGAACGTATTGGTGAGTGTAGGGGATGATTGTTCGCGAAGTGAGGGTGGTAAAATTAAAAAATCTGTATCAAAATGGTTGGGGGCTACTATAGGAAAAATTTCGTCAAGAAAATCTCTTGTGCGCTCGGGAAGTGGTAGTTTAGACGAAGAGCTATCCAATTCTCCCAAAATAAATACATCTAAAGATAGTTCTCCCGTTTAGAATAGAATAGGCTAGGTACACATGGTCAACACTCTATCCCATAAAGTTGGAATATTAACAGCCGGTCATACCTGCGCGGGTGTTAATACTGCAATAAAGAGTCTGGCCATGCGAGAGCTAAAATTTGGGAATAGAGTGTATGGATACAAAGAAGGGTTTGCTGGTTTAAATTATGGCATGAAAATGGAATTATCTCCAGATATGTTAAACGATGATGCTGGTTCTATACTACACATGTCCAGAGAGGATCTCGATATGAATAGTGCCATTCATGAAATTTCTAAATTGGATAAATTATATTGCATAGGTGGCGCAATTACGATTAGTCGCGCAAGACAAATCGCACTAGACGATCGGGTATCTACAAACGTGATATGTCTAGCAAAGGGATTTAATAATGATATTAGAGGTCTGGAAACTTTTGGGTTTCAATCAACTATTAATGTTTTAAAGGAATTTGTTAATTTGGCGTATATGGAATCTATTACATCAAAATCCATCGTTGTACTTGAGACTCCAGAAGACGAAACGGACAATTTAGCCAAACATACATACTATAGAAATAAACAAAAAATAGACAAAGTTCTCTCTCCCGGTTTAATCGAAGACCCACTCATCGCAGATTGTATTTATAAAAAATACATATCTAATTGTAGATCTGCCGTGATTATTGCTTCCCGGGGGAGTAACTATGAAAATGTGTGCAAAATTCTCCAAGAAAAATATGAAACCGAATGTAAATTCATTAAACCCGGTAACTTGATAGGAGCTACAAAGCCGAGTTTATATGATTCGTTATTGTGTGCCCGGATGGGCGAAGAGACATTTTTCCATTCCCTAAAAAACAAGAATTTCATCAGGGATGCCGGAAGCTTCACTCCACTAGAAGATTATTCCCCAGTAGTGTATTAAAGAGTATACTATATTTATCAATATGATAAAAGCTGATGTAGCTAAGTGGTAAGGCGCCTGCCTTGTAAGCAGGAGATTCGCGGGTTCGATCCCCGTCATCAGCATATTTGAAAAAATAATAATTATATACAGTATAAAACAATGTCCATCTTCAGCAACCAAATTGTCCTAGTGATGATGTTAGTTTCGGCACTTACCGGACTTGCCCTCCATGGAGACGGCTTCAACTACTTCCCGGCGCTTGATAAGTTTATCAATGGTCCGTTTATCTTCGGTATGATTATGTTGATGCATACCATGTTTGGTTTGCGAGGCATTACCGATAAACCGGCTATCATTGACAAGGTTCTTAACAATAAGGTCGGTAAGTTTGCCACGTTCTTGCTCATGGCTTTTGCCACTACTCGCGACAAGGAAAATGCTATTTTCGTTGCCATCGCGTTCCTCGCAGTTACGCAATTATTGCGTACCGAGGAAGAGCGCAAGAAGAAGCCGTACATTCTCTAAATTAATATCCTCGTCTTAACACGTGGGTTGTTATTTTGGGATATTGTTTTGAGAAGAATTTTTTATTCCCATGATCGCTATGACCTATAGTACTTTTATGAGTTCTATCTATGATCATACAGTGTCTCAGGTCCTTATAGTAAACACGAGCTCCCTTTGCTATAAGATCCTCATGCTTCATATCGATGTGATTATCCATTGGTAAGAAATAATCCACATATTTTTGCATATTAGGTACATGGACAAGATAACATTTAGTGCTAGAAATCCAACGAACCTTTTCTAAGTCACCTTGTTCAATTTTCTCGGGAAATCTCGAGAGACAGTGGAAAAAGCACATTTCAAAATTATCACCCTTTCGTTCTATGACATTTTGAATTTCTTCGTACAATTGTTTAGTTTTGACGACCACGTTATCTTCGAAGATGACCGCATATTTCAATCCCTGTTCGTGACATCTCTTATGGAATTCTAAATGACCCACATAACAACCAATTGCTCCCAAATTGAAGTATGTGATGTCCGGTCTTATCATATCCGGGTTATAGTATAATTTCATCGCCTTTTTGTAATATTCTGGCTCTATTATGTTTTTATATCTCATAGCATCCCTTGGGTGTCTCGTATCTTTACCATAAATAACTTCTAATGGAATCGTTTTGTCATGGTTTTCAATGAAAACGCTGTGCCGTTCTTTATCGTCCTTGAGAGTTAAAAGGAAACACTTATAACTTATCTCTTCCTGTCTTCGCTGCCATAAAATTATTATGAATACCACCAGCAAAAGATTGACTGCGTAATACATCCTACTTAAACATAACATTTTTATAAGATGTAAGATGAACTCCATAGATGTTATCGGACTGCTAAGCTCTGTGCTGATAGCTATCATGTTTGTTCCACAGGTAGTACATGTACATAAGACAAAGGAGACTCACGCTATTAACTATTACTTTTTGACACTAAATATTATTGCGAGTATAATGGGATTGGTTTATTCCATTCATTATGACGTCGTTCCCATGATTGTTGCCAATAGTTCAGCTGGTTTATTCGCTATAACTCTCACGTGTATGAAATATAATAATGAACTTAAAGATGAAATTACTGATACTATTAAAGCTTCTATAGTGTAGTGGTCATCACCTTGGACTTTGAATCCAATAACCCTGGTTCGAGTC